GGCCAGGCCAGACTCGCGCGCCGATGATCCGCCCACGACCCAGCCGATCTCGTTGATCTGATCACGCAAGGCCACAATGCGGTCTAGGTAGATGCGAGCCGGCCCGTCAGGCGGCGCAATGAAGGCCGGCGTGCTGCCGCTGTGGACCATCAGATTCGATGCGCCGATGGTTTCGCCCACAACTTGCGCGGCCTGGATCTTCTGCGCGTCGGTGCTGTTTTCTGAAACCTGCATGGTAAGCAGGCTGAACGTCTGGCTGCGCAGGATCTCGTCCAGCTCCGAATCCAGATTGAACAGCCTGCGCGATAGATCCGCGATGGCAGCAAATGAGCCGAAATGCGGAAACTCCCCGCCCTCGGTGAAGATCAGCACCGGGCACTCGCTAAGATTGTGCTCGCCTGAGGCCAGAACAATATGGCCGGTGTCCTTGGCAATCCAGCCTTCGCGGTCAAATCGCCAGGTGCATGCAATGCGCTCGTTGTCGCGCGTGAAATTGCCTGAGAACTCGACGTAATTGAACTTGCCATCGTCGCCGATTTCGTAGTTGCGCACCAGCTCTGGCAAAATCATCGTCCAGTAGGGCGCCACGCGGCTGCGAAGCTGATCATCCAGGCTCTGCGCCATGGCTGAGGGCATGTCCACCAGCAGCAGCAGGCTCCCGCGGGCCTTGGCGTGCCTCGAGAACTGCGACCAGAACACATCGATACCGTTGCCGCGGCCGTCAATGTCGTCGGCCATGGCCTGATAGAGTTCATTTGCCATCTGCCGCACGGGCTGACGAGTGGTCAGATAGCCGACAAAACGATTGCAGACCTGAGCCAGCGGGCTCGCGTAAAAGGCAATCTCATTGCGCCTGGCGTATTTGCTCTCAGACTCCCGCGGGTACTGTATGAGGTAGCTCGTAGATACGCTGACGGGCTTTAGCTGGCCGTCGTAAGTGACGACAGGCCGAAATGGACCGTCGCCCTCCAGCGCGTGGCCAATAAACTTCATTCGGTAAATGTCGAGGTTGGCCATATTTGAATATCTGTTATGCTGTTAATCCGTCACATTTTCAGGAGTGTACCTGTATGAGCATTGCAGAACTGATGGCCCAGAAGGCTGAACTTGAGCACCAGATCGCCCAGCGGCAGCGCGAGGAGCGAGGCGAGGCCATCAAGCAGGTCATGTCAATCATGTCACAGTACGGCCTGACCGCAGCCGATCTCGGATCTGGCGCCAAGGTTGTGCGAATCTCCGATGGCCAGGCCAAGGCCAGCAAGCGCGCTGCAGTTGCGGTGAAATTCCGTGATCAACATGGTCACACCTGGACGGGACGCGGCATCAAACCTAAGTGGCTGTCTGAGGCTCTGGCTGCTGGCAAGTCATTGGATGATTTCCGCATCGCTGCCTGAAGAAGTTGGTGCTATCATAAACTCAACCGCGGATCAAGATGAACATTGAAGACCTCAAGGACGCACTGGGCGACGAGAAGTTCTCGGCGCTGAAGACCTTTGTTGATGATCTGGTCGGGCAGCGTGATGCTGCCAGGCAGGAATCCATCAGCGGGCGCAAGGGCTTGCGTGAGAAGCTTTCGGCCCTGGAATCTGCTCAAGCATCCATGATGGAGAAGCTGGGCATTGATTCTTTGGAAGACCTTGACACACTGCCCGATGCCAAGGGCGCGGCCGAGGCTGCCAAGCAATACGAGGTCCGCGTCAAGCGTCTGGAGCGTGAGCTGCAGCAGGCCGCCGCCCAGCGCGACGAGATCAGCGGAAAGTACCGTGGATCGTTGCAAAAGGCCGCGATTGCCGAGGCGCTGTCTGGCCACGAGTTTATCGCCCGGGATATCGTCGAAACCTATGTCAGCAATAGACTTGCCTGGGAAGGCGATGATCTGTTGTATAAAAGCGATGACGGCAGATTGCTGCCGTTGCGTGACGGCGTGGCCGCTATTGCAAAATCGCGGCCTGAGCTGTTGAAAGCCACCGGCACGGGAGGTGCTGGAGTCCGGTCATCCAACGCGAGAGGCGACGGGACCAAAACCATGACCCGAGCCGACTTTGAAGCCATGACACCTCAGCAAAAGGTCGAGGCGGCGAAGTCAGGCGTACAACTTGTCTGATTTTTCTGGAGATTCATCATGGGTGCCACCCTCACCAACCTCATCCCGACCCTTTACAGCAACCTTGATGTCGTCAGCCGCGAGCTGGTCGGCTTCATCCCTGCCGTTACGCTGGATGCCCAGGCATCGCGTGCCGCGGTCAACCAATCCGTGCGCTCGTTCGTCGCGCCTGCCGCCTCTGCTGGCAACATCACCGCTGGCGTCACGCCGCCGAATGACGGCGACCAGACCATCGCGGACATGGAGATCAAGATCACCAAGGCCCGCCGCGTGCCTATCCGCTGGACTGGCGAGGAAGAGCGTGGCTCCGGCCCCGCTGCTGCTGCCATCCAAGGCGCGCAGATCCAGCAGGCCATCCGCACCCTGGTCAACGAGATCGAGGCCGACATTGCGGCCCTGTACCTTGACTCGTCGCGCGCTGCTGGCACCGCAGGCACTACGCCCTTCGGCACCGCCGGCGACTACAGCGCCGCCTCGCTGACCCGCAAGATCCTGGCCGACAACGGCTCGCCTCTGAGCGACATGCAACTGGTGCTGGACACTGCGGCCGGCGCCAATCTGCGCGGCAAGCAGGCATCGTCCTCGCAAGAGTTTGGTGATTCCATGCTGCGCCAAGGCGTGCTGCTGGACATCAACGGCATGATGGTGCGCGAGTCGGGGCAGGTCAAGACGCACACCAAAGGCACGGCCGCAAATGCGACCACCAACACGGCAGGCTACGCTGTCGGTGCCACCACGATCACCCTGGCCTCTGCAGGCACGGGCACCATCGTGGCCGGTGATGTCATCACCTTTGCGGGCGACACCAATCAGTACGTTGTCATGACTGGCGACACTGACGTCAGCAACGGCGGCAGCATCGTGCTGGAGCCCACGGGCCTGCGCCAAGCGATCCCCGCATCGGCCACGGCGATCACCGTCACGGCCAGCTCTGTGCGCAACATGGGCTTTTCCCGCTCGGCCATCATCCTGGCCCAGCGCCTGCCGGCCCTGCCTGCCAGTGGCGACTTGGCGTCGGATCGCACCTCGATCACCGATCCTCGCTCGGGTCTGTCGTTTGAGGTCGCGCTGTATCCGCAATATCGCCAGATGCAGTGGGAGATTAGCTGCTGCTGGGGCGTGAAGGTTGTCAAGCCTGAGCACGTTGCTCTGCTCCTCGGCTAATGAAGACTGTCCGTGTCGTTTCGCAGCACCCGGCCTCGCAAGGGCCATGGGTGCTGCTGAATGAGTCAGACTTTGATCCGGCTCGGCATGTCATCTTCGAGGATGCGCCCCCCGAGCCGGACCAAGCAGATCCGCCACCCAGGCGGCGCGGACGTCCTCCCAAAACACTGATGGAGATCACAGATGGCAACCGCTGAAAACGCAAAGCTGCAGTACGAGGCCGGACAGACCTCCACTGCCATGGTCGCCCTGACCAATTCAGGCGACGACACCACATTTACCAGCTCTGCATCGCTATGGAGCAAACGCAGCGGGTACGCGCCAGTTGTGCGGCCCAATGGGCTGCTCACAGGTGGCGTGATCACCCCGCATCCGACGGACAACGATAAGGTGTCCATCTCCGCGATGACGCTGAACCTGAACGGCGTTGTGACCACCGTGTCCGCAACCACTGCGACGATAACGCGCGGCTTGAGCACCGACACGCACAACATCACCAGCATCACGGTCAACAGCAGCGGCGCTGTGGCTGCGGTGTCTGGCACTGACAGCACGGCGTTTTCCGAGACGCGAGCTGCAGCAGGCGGGCCTCCGCTGATCGCCACCACATCGGTGGAGATTGGCCAGGTGCGCACGACGTCGGTGACTGCTGCCAAGGTGACGGCGGCCGAGATTTTTCAGGTCGTTGGCACGCACACTGAGCGCGCAGACTATCCGCTGTACACCATCAACCACAGCGCTGGTTCCGTCACGTTCTTGGCGGCATTGCCCGAGATCCACACTGGCTCAGTGCCGAAGGCCGTTCACGCAAGTTTCGCGGCGCCGATTTTCTCGGACGTGCAGCTTGCGTCGGATTTCGTGCCGCCTGAGACTTCGCACTCGGTGACCAGCACGCAGATCTACGGCACCACGCTGGGGGCAACGTCCAGCACGCTGAATCAAGGCACGTTCACGGCGTTCCTCGAGGATGGCGTAAGCGATGGCTTGGTGCTGCTGAAAAACCAGGATTTGTGGTTCAAGTTCTTCCCAGACCGCTACAAGTCGGCGTACATGCTGACGCAGGGCAAGCTGGGCATCACCCGGACCTATCCTGCCGGCGACAACATCAGCGCTGCCTGCACCATCTCCGCGTCCAGCGCTGCATCTGAGGTGAGCTGATGCCTTTCAATTCCGACCGCTTCGAGCGCGCAAAGTTCGAGGCCCGGAAGGCGCGAGTGTCTGTAGAGGCTCTCGCGCCTTTTTTTGACGATGGCGAACCTGCCGAGTGGGAGGTGCGCGGTCTGACCGCGGCCGAACTCCACCAGGCCATGGAAGCCTCGACCCGGCAAAGTTCCATCGAGAGCATCATCAAGGCGCTGGCCACCAAGGCAGACCAAGCCAATGCCATCAGGCAAGCACTGGGCATGGCCGGTGACACGCCTGGCGAGATTGCCAAGCGCATCGAAATGCTGGTGATGGCCAGCATTCAGCCGACGATTGACATGCCCGCGGCGGTCAAGCTGGCCGAGAACTTCCCGATTGAGTTCCTGCAGCTCACCAACAAGATCAGCGAGCTGACGGGCCAGGGCGCCGAACTTGTAAAGCCAAGCGCCGCCTCGCAGCCGACCCAGAACTGAGCGCTGCGCTCACGTTTTTGGATCTGCGCGGCGGCTACCTCTACGAGCATCGGCCGGACATAATCCCGCAGGGTTATCTGACCAACGAAGAACTGGCAATCTGGGCCGCCTACTACGAACTGAAACAGCGCGATGGCCGACATACAGCAAACCGTTGAGCTGATCTTTCGGGCTCAGAACCAGACCAATACGGCCATCGCTGGCATTCAGCGGGATCTGGCGGCGCTGTCTGGCAATGCCGACACATCAACCCGCGCGTTGAGCGGCACAAACGATCAGCTTGAGCGGATCGGCGGCAACAGAGCCGGCATTGCCTCGGCAACCACTGCGCTTCAGGCCCTGGCCGGCTCGCTGGTCATTAAAGACTTTATCGACGCCAATGTTGCGATTGAGCAGTTTCGCAATACGCTGAAGCTGGTCACGGGGTCCACTGATGCGGCGAACAAAGAGCTTGATTTCATCACCAATACCGCCAACCGCTTGGGCATTGAAGTCCGCGGCGCGGCAGGCGCGTATGCCTCGTTTGCGGCCGCGGCCAAGGGAACAGCCGCGGAGGGAGAAGGCGCTCGAAAGGTATTCGAAGGCTTTGCAACGGCATTTGCAGCACTTGGCACCGGCAGCGCGGATGTCTCTGGCGCCTTCACCCAGTTGGCCCAAGGGGTCAGCAAAGGCAAATTTGAACTAGAAGATCTGAAATCTGTTGCGGAGCGCCTGCCTGGGTTCTTCAACACATTCGCAAGCGCTTTAGGTGTCACGAATCAAGAGTTCTTTGACCTGATCTCCAAAGGCCAGATTGGAATCCCCGAGCTGATCAAAGTCGCCGAACAGCTCAAGACGCAATTTGGATCTGCTGATTTTGGCAGTTTCAACAACGAGCTGGCGCGGCTGAAGAATTCAATTACAGACGCATTTACAACAATCGGTGATGCTGGTGCTTTTAGTTTACTAAAAAAGGGAATTGAAGGCGCGACAATTTCAATTGTAGGTGCAACCTCAGCATTTACATTGCTGGGAGAAATTATTGGCATCGTGGCAGGTGCTATTTCTCAATTAAATTTCACTGATTTATATAATGCATTTACTCAAGGCGGTTTTGATGGTGTACTGAAGCAGTTAAAGACAAATTCAGATCAATTTGGCACATCTATTCAGGCCGCAGTACAAAAGGCTGCGTCATCAGTAGATGGCCTAGTACCAAAATTTCTTGGCCTTGAAGACGCGACAAAAAAGACAGCCGCAGCCAGTAATCAATCCGCCGTAGCCATCGGCGCCGAAGAGCAGGCCATGCTGGATGCCGTCAAGGCAGCAGAGGAAACCAGCAAAGCCAAGACGAAAACCAAGGACGTCAGCGCACAGCTACAGAAGCAATACCTGGAAGAACAGAAAGTCTTGATCCAGCAGACAAAGGTAGCAAATGACTACCAAGCCAAGCTGAAGGAAATCGCATCCAACGAACGCATCAAATTCATCGAAGCCAAGGTCAGGCTGGACATTGCAAACGTCCAGGCCGATGCTCAGAAAGTCATTGCGGCGTTTGAGTCGATAAACACGACCGTAACCAGTACTGGCGATGTAATTAAAGGTGCTCTTGGAGCATTAAGTGCTGCCGAAGGTTTCAATTTTCTTGACAAGTTGAAAGTTATTGAAAAACAACTTGAAATAGAAAACAAAAACCGCGAAAAAGCTCTAAAACTGCAAGAAGATTTGACTCTGGCCCAGATTGACAATCTCAACGCCAGGTCAAAGGCCATCCAAAGTGGCAACGCGCTGGTTCAGATTGATGGCAAAGGCCTGCAGCCGCACCTCGAAGCGTTTATGTGGGAAATACTGAAGACCATTCAGACCCGCGTGAATCAGGACGGCCTGGAAATGCTGCTGGGGACATGACATGATCACAACCATCGCGGCGACAACCGCCGACCCGCTGGGCGTGGTCCAGCTTGAGTTGGACACCGACAGATCAGACCTTAGCAGCATGACGCGCAGGGTGACGCGCGTGGCCACGCTGGATGGCTCCGCGGTATTCAACGACTTTGGCTATTCGCAGGCAGACCGCACAGTGCGCCTGGTCTGGCTGCTGGCCTCAGAGGCCCAGAAAACCGCTGTAGAGCGCCTGATGCGCCTGTACGCATTGATCACCGTATCGCTTGCCGATGGCGTGTTCCAGGCCGCTGTAGAGTCCTTTACCATCTCAGGTGGCCAGGCCACGCTGACCCTACTCATCAAGTCCAAACTTTCAGGAGATTGACATGCCCGCACCAGCATCTGCTACCTATTCCGTAAAGGCCAAGGAGGAGGCGTACAAAGCGTTCAAGGTTCTGATTGATGCCGGCTCTGCAGCAGGGCGGCTCAAGATCCGCGACGCTAGCGACGTGCTGCTGGCCAACATTCCATTGGCCGACCCTTGCGGGACAGTTAGCTCGGTCACTGGAGTGCTGACGTTTGATGTGACCGCTGCAGAAGACACCAGCGCAGACGCCACCGGAACGGCAGCTTATGGCGAATTTACGGACTCGGATGGCACTGTCCATCTGAGCCTACCAACCCAGGCCGGAACGGCTGCTGTGAGCGGCAAGCTGGTTCTCAATACGCTGTCGATTGTTTCCGGTGGGCCTGTAACTTTGATTAGTGCAACCATTGGATAATTAAATGGCTGGCGATCTTTATTACAATAACGTTTCTCTTTTGCTCCATATGGATGGGGCAAGCGGGAGCACTACGTTTACAGATAATTCGCCAAGTCCAAAAACAGTTACAGCAAACGCCAATGCTCAAATAAGCACAACGCAATCAAAATTCGGTGGCGCATCTGGTTATTTTGATGGAACAAGTGATTATTTATCAATTCCTGATAATGCAAATTTTGATTTTGGCTCTGGTAATTTTACAATAGAATTTTGGCTTTATATACCGACAGGGGCAGCAAAAGATAAGGGATTATTAGCAAAAGGGCCTTGGCCGTCTTCATCAAATA